TGAACCTGCAACTGATGATATATTACCAAATGATCCATTTACAACTGCATCTAATACAACATTAACAGTTTCATTTTTTAATAGTGGTTTACAAGTAAATGATCAAGTAAGATTTAGTGATGTTAAGTTTCCTGTAGGAGGAGTATCTGTTGATGCTTTACAATTACAAACTACATTAAGTGCAGCTGTAACGGCAAGCGATACTACAATATCGTTAACAAGCACTACTAATTTTCCAACATCAGGTTTTATTATGATTGAATCTGTTAATACAGATTCTACATCTGCAAGTTATGGTTCATTTCAAAATGAAGTTATTGAATACACAGGAGTATCAGGGAACGATTTAACAGGTTGCACAAGAGCAACATCAGTTCCGTACCGAGGTAGAACTTTAACTAAAACTACAGCAGTTGCTCATCCATCAGGTTCAACAGTGTTTGGATCTTTTAAAGTTGCATCTCTAGTTGAAACATCGTATGTAAATGATGCTAACACAACCGTTTATGAATATAATAGTTTTACAGTCACGCTTCCGAGTGCAGCCTCAGGAACTGAAACAGGAGGAGGGTTTAATTGTTTTGTAGGACCACTTAACGAGAGAGCATAATTATGGCATACACATTATCAAACTTACAAACAGACATTAGAAACTATACAGAAGTTAGTAGCACAGTATTAACTGATTCAATTGTAAATACGTTCATAGTAAACGCAGAAAACAAAATTTATAGGGAAGCTGATAGCGATGACAATAGATTTTATGCAACATCAACTCTAATTACAGGTAATAGATATGTTACAATTCCAGCTGACTTAAGAGTTATCAGATATATTCAATTAAAAAATACGAATGTAAATCCAAATACTCAAACATTTTTAGAAAAAAAAGACCCGTCTTATATGGCAACTTATTATGATACACCAAGCACATCAGAGGGCATACCTAAATACTACGCTAACTGGGACGCTAATTTTTGGGTAGTTGCACCCACACCTGACGCTCAATATGAGATTACAATGGCTTACATTAAGCAACCTGTAAGCTTAACAGATACTACGGTAAGTAGCACAGGCACATATCTATCTAATAAATATCAAGATCTACTTTTATATGCATCATTGATAAACGCATATGGGTACTTGAAAGGTCCGGTAGATATGTTACAATACTATCAAGGCGCTTATAAAGAAGCTTTACAAACGTACGCGATTGAACAACAAGGTCGTAGACGCAGAGACGAATATCAAGATGGAGTTATTCGTACACCTCTTAAATCACCATTTCCATCAGAATATTAAGGAGATAAAATATGGCAAACGTAATACCTAACTCATTTCGTGGAGAGTTGTTCTCAGGAACACATAATTTTGCGAGTGGTGGGGATGCATTTAAAATAGCTTTGTACACAGGATCAATTGGTGCTGTTTATACAACGTCAAGCACAGTAGTCTCTTCAACGAATGAAGTTAGCACAGGTGGAGGTAGTAACTATACGAGACAAGCTTTAGGTTCTCAAGCAGTTGCATCTACAACAGCTGTAGCTTCAGTTGACTTTGGAGATTCAACTTGGTCAAGCGCAACTTTTACAGCGGCATTTGCAGCTATTTATAATGATGATAAATCAGATAAGTTATGTGTAGTATTAGATTTTGGTGGAGATAAAACTTGTACTAACGGAACATTTAAAATTACTTATCCTGATCCATCAACACCTGCTAATGCTATTATAAGCATGAGTTAATAGGAGAGTAAATGGCTTTAGTAATAAATGATAGAGTAAGAGAAACGAGCACGACAGCAGGCACAGGTACGTTAAACCTAGCAGGTGCTGTTACAGGGTTTCAAACTTTTGTTGCAGGAATAGGTGATGGTAACACAACCTATTATGCTATCTTTGAAGAAGGTACTAATCTATTTGAAATAGGTATTGGTACTGTAACTGATGCAACGCCCGATACTCTAGCAAGAACTACTGTCTTAAATAACTCTTCAGGTAATACGTCGAAAATAAATTTTAATTCAGGTGGTTCAAGTACACTAAGTGTATTTTGTACAATGCCTGCAAGTAAATCAGTTTATTTAGATTCAACAGGAACGCCCGTAGGAGCGGCAAGTAACGGATTTGCTGTTGCAATGGCAATAGCATTATAGGAGGAATATGGCACAAGATTTTACTAGATATGCAGTACAAGCAACTAATAGTGCAGGTACGATATTTACAGCAAATTCGAATGATGCAGTCATTGGAATCAGAATCGCAAACATAGTAACTTCAGCAATTAAAGTAGATGTTTTTGTAAGTGTAGGAGGATCTACAACAAGATACATTTGTAAAGATTTAAGTATTCCACCAAACAGTGCCGTAGAGCTTGTTTCAGGTGGTGCTAAATTTGTGATGCAAAACACTGACGTATTAAAAGTAGAGTCAGATACAGCATCTAGTGCTGATGTTTATGTTAGCGTTGTTGATTCAATAAGTGCATAGGAGGATAAATGGATAGTTTATACAACACAATATATATTGGTAATAAACCTGGGTCAGAAAATATTTATACGCATGCTGCAACTTTAGATAATAAAGATATGATTATCGAGTCCGCGGTATTGGCAGGACCAGTAACTTTTGTTAATACAATAACAGTAACAGGAACATTGGTGGTAGTTTAATGAGTAAAATAGAAGTAAATACAGTTGCACCACAATGCGGAACTACCTTAACACTAGGTGAGTCTGGTGATACAGTAACTTTAGGAAGTGGTGCTAGTCAATCAGGTTTTGGTAGAACAGGTACTGTTGATTGGCAAACAGGGAGTATTAAAACTGCTACTTTTACAGCAGCTAGTGGTGAGGGATATTTTTGTAATACTACAGGTGGAACATTTACACTAACACTCCCTTCTAGTCCTAGTGCTGGCGATATAGTAGCATTAAAAGATTATGCAGGAACTTTTGATACAAATGCTCTAACAGTAGGTAGAAATGGTTCTAATATAGAAGGTCAAGCAGTAGACAAAAGTTTTTCTCAAGAGGCTTTGTCAATGACTTTTGTCTATGTAGATGCAACAAAAGGTTGGCTTGCTGTTAATGATATGACATCAAATCAATTTCCTCAATATGTTGCTGCAACAGGTGGAACCGTAACAACTTCAGGAGATTTCAAAATTCATACTTTTACAAGTCCAGGAACTTTTTGTGTTTCTAATAAAGGTAATGAGGGTGGTTCTAATACAGTAGATTATTTAGTAGTTGCTGGTGGTGGAGGAACTCCAGGACTTAATTATAATAACACTCCAGCAGGAGGCGGTGGTGCAGGAGGTTTAAGAGCTTCTGCAACAACTTATGCAATAGGATGTAATCCAGCTAAACCTTTAGTATGTGGTGTTACTGCTTTACCTGTAAATACTCAAGGTTATCCAATCACAGTAGGTGGTGGAGGAGCTGGAGGTTCTCCAGGACCAGGAAATCCAGGAAATCCAGGTAATAATTCAGTATTTTCAACAATAACATCAGCAGGTGGTGGAAAAGCTGGTCATGGTGCACCTGGAGCAGGTGCAGCAGCAAATGGCGGTTCAGGTGGAGGTGGTTATGCCACTCAAGCTGCAGGAACAGGAAACACTCCTCCAGTAACTCCGCCTCAAGGAAATCCAGGTGGATTAGGTGTAACAAATCCAGCCAATCCTTCTCCAGGATCTGATAATACAGGAATTGGTGGTGGAGGTGGTGCTAGACAATCAGGATTTAATGGTGGAACAGGTACTCCAAATGGAGGCGGTGGTGATGGTGGTGATGGAGCAGGATTTACAAATGGAGCATTTGGTGCTTCTAATGGAGAGTGTGTAAGTTGTGTGCAATATTTTGCAGGTGGTGGTGGAGGTGGTGTATATACTCCAAACCCATCCCCTAATCCAGGAGGAATAGGTGGTCTTGGTGGTGGAGGAAATGGTGGTTCTCCAGCAAATCCATCTTGTGTAACAAGTCCAGCTCAAATAGGTCAAGACGGAACTACAAATACTGGAGGTGGAGCTGGATCTTCTGGTGGAGCTCCTAGTCCTAGTACTCCTTTTGCAGGGCGAAGTGGTGGTTCTGGTATAGTAGTAATAAGGTATAAATTTCAATAATGACTAGCACAATTAAAGTAAATAACGTTCAAAACCAATGTGGTCAAAACATCATTAACGAGAATAGTAATACTATTACTATTGGCGCTAGCGGTGATACAATCGCTTTAGCATCTGGTGCATCGCAAACAGGTTTTGGTAGAACAGGAACAGTAGATTGGCAAACTGGTGATATTAAAACTTCTACATTCACAGCTGAAAGTGGTAAAGGATATTTTTGTAATACAACATCTGGTGGCTTTACAGTTAATTTACCAGCAGGATCTGCTGGAGCAATTGTTTCATTGCAAGATTACAATAATACATTTGATTCAAATGCAATATCAGTTAATCCAAATGGATCAGAAAAAATTAATGGTGGTGTAGCAGGAGGTGCAGTATCTGTAGGAGGTGAAGGAGAAGGAGTGACTTTAGTCTACATTGATGGCACTGTTGGTTGGAGATCGGTTCAAGATAATAGTTTTAATGCGGCAGGCAGTAATTATATAGCTGCAACAGGTGGTAACTCAGTTGCTACTTGTGGAGATTTTAAAATACATACTTTTACAGGGCCAGGAACTTTTTGTGTGAGTGCAGCAGGTTCACCTTCAGGGTCTGATAGAGTAGAATACATTGTTGTAGGCGGTGGTGGTTCTGGTGGCGGTGGTTATTATGGTGGTGGCGGTGGAGCCGGTGGGTTTAGATTTGCCTCTCCAAGTTTAGCACCAGCTACTTATCCTGCAAAACCTTTAGCAGCACCCGCAGGATTGGCTGTTTCAGTAACAGGTTATCCAATAACAGTTGGAGGCGGTGCTACTTCACAACCAACTCCTTGTAACCAAGGTAATGATGGTACACCTTCAGTTTTTTCAACTCTTACAGCAACAGGTGGCGGTGGCGGTGGTCATTGGGGAAACAGTGCACCTGTTGCTCCTACAAGACCAGGTAGACCTGGTGGCTCTGGCGGAGGATCTGGAAGTAATAATGATCCAGGTTCAGCTCCAGGACCTACAGTTGGAGGGACAGGTAATACTCCTCCAGTAAGTCCAGCCCAAGGGACAGATGGTGGTAATGGTTGCAAATCGTCCGCTTCAGGACCACAAAACACAGCTCCTTCAGCAGGAGGAGGTGGTGCAACAGTAGCTGGTACTAATTTTACTCCAGGTCCAGGTGGTCCAGGAGTAGGTGGTGCAGGTGGAGCAGGAGCAGGAGTACCAAATGCTTTTGGAACTTCAGGACAGAATTGTGGTTCAAATTATTATTTTTCAGGTGGTGGAGCAGGAGCTGGAAGTAGCAATACAGGCAATGTTGGTGGCTTAGGTGGAGGCGGTAAAGGTGGAAGATACGCAAGTCCTCTTCCTGCTAGTAACTATGCAGATGCTGGAACAACTAACACAGGTGGCGGTGGAGGTGGTATGATAACACCAGCACCAGCCTCTGGAGCAGGTGGTTCAGGTATAGTAATAATAAGGTATAAATTTCAAAATTAATTATGAGTAAAATAAAAGTAAACGAAATAGATAAAAGAAATGGTTCCACACTTACAATCGGTGGTTCTGGAACTACTGTACAATTAGGGACTGGTGCTAGTCAAACAGGATTTGGTAGAACAGGAACTGTAGACTGGCAGACAGGAAGTATTAAAACATCAACTTTCACAGCAGCGAATGGTGAAGGTTATTTTGTTAATACTTCTGGCGGAGCCGTTACAATGACTTTACCTGCCTCTCCAAGTGCAGGTAACATAGTTAGTGTTAAAGATTACGCTTATAGTTTTGCAACACATAATTTAACAGTGGGAAGAAATGGTTCTCCAATTGGTGGTTCAAGTTCTGATGATTTAACTTTTTCTACAAACGGTACTGCATTAACTTTTATTTATGTAGATGGAACTAAAGGTTGGTTAGTAATAAATGAATCAACAGATACATCTGAAGGTGAAGCCCCAGCTTTTGTTGCTGCATCAGGTGGAAACGCTACTCTTACTGTTGGTGATTTTAAAACACACGTTTTTACAGGACCAGGGACTTTTACGGTATCTTGTGCAGGAAACAGTAAAGGATCAAATAAAGTCGATTATGTTGTAGTTGGAGGTGGAGGATCAGGTGGAGCACCTCATCACAATGGATCTGGTGCAGGAGGAGGTGGTGCAGGTGGTTTTAGATTAACTAATTCATCTGGATGTATTTCAGCGCCTTTAATGTCACCATTAATTGGTCCTGCTTGTAGTCCTGGAAGAGCAGTTACAGCACAAGGTTATCCAATAGCAGTAGGAGCAGGTGGTGCAGGTGTTTCAAGTCCACCAGGAACTTATCAAAGCGGAAACAATGGAGTAGCTTCAAGTTTTAATGGTATTTCATCTGCTGGTGGTGGTGGAGGTTCAGGAGGAAATTCAAATTGCCACGCAGCTGGATCTGGTGGCTCAGGAGGAGGTTCAGGTTATAATACAAGAGCTTGTGCTGCACACGGACAAGGTAATACACCATCGGTTTCACCTCCACAAGGTAAAGATGGTGGAAGTAATAGCCCTAATACTAGTGGTTCTTATGCGGCAGCAGCTGGTGGTGGAGCAGGAGTAGCAGGAGGAGCAGCTCCTACCTGCAATGTTGGAGGAACAGGTGGAGCTGGTAGTTTTGTGGCTGAATCATTTTTTGGTCCAACAGCATCAAGTTATGGTACTCCTGGTCCAGTTTCTTCTACAAGATATTTCGCTGGAGGCGGAGGAGGTGGAGGCGGTATTACTTCCCCTTACCCAGGTGGACCAGTTACAGGTGGACCTGGAGGTGCAGGAGGTGGTGGTATAGGAGGTGGTCAACCAGCGCCAAGTAGAACAGGGGTAGCAGGAACTGTAAACACAGGTGGTGGAAGCGGTGGCGCTTCATCAAATTATAGTCCTCCCGCAGTAGGACAAAGTTTAGCAGGAGGATCAGGTATAGTGCTAATTAGGTACAAATTTCAATAGTTGAATGGTAATTAAAATTAATATATAAGGAGAAACATTATGGCACATTTTGCAAAACTAGGATCTAACGGAAAAGTTATATCAGTGTTAACACTTGATAACAAAGATATGTTAAATGCTGATGGTGTTGAAGATGAAACAGTAGGTCAACAATATTTAGAATTACACAATAATTGGCCTGCACAAATGTGGATTCAAACTTCTTACAACACATATAACAACCAACATAAAAATGGCGGAACGCCTTTTAGAGGAAACTACGCAGGTATAGGTTATGAATGGGACGAAGATAATCAAATCTTTTGGCCTAAAAAACCATATGCATCTTGGGTAAAAAATACAACTGATGCTAGATGGCAATCACCAATAGGTGATGAACCTGCATTAACAGCTGAACAGCAATCACAAAATGATGCTGGCACACATAGATGGACTTATCTTTGGAATGAATCAGCATATCAAGCTGATAATACAACTGGTTGGGACTTGACAGATCAAAACGCATAGATTAAAAATGGTGGTGGTATGCAGAAGAAAGTATTATCTGAAATAGCATTATATTATGGTGATGTAACAATGCCTAAAGATTGGGACATTGACCGAAATGAATTACAGGAAAACATTTTAAAATCAAATATTACAGATTCACCTTTTCCATTTTCACGAACTTGGGATATGTTAAATACTTATATTCGAGAACACATCAATCTTGAGTATGGTTTTACTTTAGTTAACAAAGAAACGTGGGGCAATATGTATAAGCCTCAAGAGACTACAATTCCTTTATTAAATATAGATCCCATAGATTTGCAGAACTCTCCCGATTATACATTTCTTTATGGTGTAAACGTAAAAAATTGTATGGTTCGAATACACTATGAAGATAATAGACGTAAGGGAAGATCGTGGGATATACCATTAGAAAATAATAAATTTATAATGTTTCCATCAACTAATATGTATTATTTAACTAATAATCAAAAGGATAATTTAAACTTTGTTTTAACAACTACTTATGAATATATCTAATTATTATTGGTATTTTAGTGGTGTGTTAACACCTAGATTTTGTGATGATGTAATAGCTTATGCTAATCAACAAAAAGAAAGCATTGCAAGAACAGGAGGATATGACAACAAAGAATTAACAAAAGAAGATATTAAAAACATACAGAAAAAAAGAAAATCAGATCTAGTATGGTTAAATGATACTTGGATATATAAAGAATTACATCCCTATGTGCACGAAGCAAATAAAGCTGCTGGTTGGAATTATGATTGGGACAGAAGTGAATCTTGTCAATTTACAAAATATAAATTAAACCAATATTATGATTGGCATTGTGATAGTTGGGACAAACCTTATGAAAAAGAAGGACCCGACAAAGGTAAAATTCGAAAACTATCTATGACTTGTCAGTTAACGGACGGATCAGAATATAAAGGTGGTGAATTAGAATTTGATTTTAGAAACTATGACCCACATATGCGAGATGAATCGAAACATAGAATACAATGTAAAGAGATATTACCAAAAGGTTCTATTATTGTATTTCCTTCATTTGTATGGCATAGAGTTAAACCAGTAACCGCTGGCACAAGATATAGTCTTGTTGTCTGGCATTTAGGAAAGCCATTTAGATAATGTATATAAATAATTATTTTAACACAACAATTTGGTCAGAACAAAAACCAGAGTTTGTAAAATCTTTGAACAAAGCAAGTAACAAATATATTAGTGATGCTCGTAAAAGAGAAAAAGAATATATAAAAAAACACGGTGATTTTGGAAGATCATATCATTCAACGCCACTTACAGCCGACAATGATTTTTTAGATTTTAGAAATTACATTGGTCAAAAGTCTTGGGAGTATTTAGATCATCAAGGTTATGATATGTCACAATACACAACTATGTTTACTGAACTATGGGTTCAAGAGTTTGCTAAAAAAGGTGGTGGTCATCATTCAGCGCACATACATTGGAACCAACATGTATCAGGATTTTATTTTTTAAAATGTAGTGATAAAACATCATACCCAATCTTTCACGAACCGAGAACAGGTGCTAGGGCTACTAAACTAAAAATGAAACCAGACATCAAAGGTGTATGGGGAGGAACAGAATTAATTCATTATAAACCTACACCAGGCACTTTAATTATATTTCCAGGGTTCTTGGAACACGAATATGCAGTAGATTTTGGTACTGAACCATTTAGATTTATACATTGGAACATACAAGCAGTTCCAAAAGAAATGGCTAAAGATGTTTAAAAATAAAAAATATACAGTTATTCGTCAAGCAATATCAAAAGATCTAGCATCTTTCATTGCAAATTATTTTTTAATGCAAAAGCAGGTGTATGATACTTGTAGACAAGCTAGATACTTTTCTCCTTTTGAAAATATACTTGGATATTATGAAGGTGAAAACGAACAGATTCCAAATACATACTCTCAATATGCTAATATGGCTATGGAAACTTTATTATTAAAATGTCAACCAGGTATGGAAAAAGCAACAGGATTAAAATTATATCCTGCTTATACTTACGCAAGAATATATAAAAAAGGTGACGAATTAAAAAGACACAAGGATAGATTTTCTTGTGAAATATCTACAACCATGAATCTTGGCGGTGATGATTGGCCTATATATTTAAGTCCAAATGAAAATGTTGGTGCACCAGATGGTAAAAATATTACGGCAGCTAGCAAATCAAAAGGGGTTAGAGTAGATTTAAAACCAGGTGATATGTTGGTTTATAGAGGTGTAGAATTAGAACATTGGAGAGAAAAATTTAAAGGAAAACAATGTGTACAGGTTTTTCTGCATTATAACAATCGTAAGACCCCTGGAGCTAAAGACAATATGTTTGACAAGCGTCCACATTTAGGTCTTCCCTCTTGGTTTAAACGATGATATAATTCTTAGATGGGGGCAGTACACCACCACATACCTACTGTCCCCTTTTAAGGAATTTTATGAGTTTAGGATTTGACGCAATATCGGCACTACCATTCGCAACAGCTCAAACAGCTGGTGATGTACAAGTAAGTGTAGTTCGTAATCAACTTTCGATAAGTATTGGAAATCCTGCTATTACCGCAGATTCTATTACAGAAGTACCAAATCCAAATAGACTAACACTTGGCCTTGGAACATTAACAATTACAGCAGATTCTAATTTTACTGCTACAGGTAGTCAAGTTACATTAACCACAGGAACAGCTGATGCTAGCACAAGCGTAGATCTTACGCCTACTGTAAACCAATTGACCTTGGCTACAGGAAGTGTTACAATAACCGCTGACGCAAATATAGACCTTACAGGAGTTGATTTAACTCTAGCTACAGGTGAAGTTGCAGCAATAACATGGAGTGAAATAGTTCCAGGCGTAGACATGGTTTGGACACGAATAGATACAAATTAATATGGCATCAACATTTTCATCAGATCTAAAACTAGAAATTATAACAACAGGTGAGAAAGCTGGACAGTGGGGTGGAATCACTAATACTAATTTACAAATCTTGGAACAAGGATCATCAGGAGTTTTAGATGTAGACATGGCGGGAGCTAGTGTTACATTACTACTTACAGATGGTGCTACATCCAATGGTAAAAACGCATACTTAAGATTACATGGAACTTTAGCAGGTAACAGAACAATTACAATGCCAAGTGGTTCAGGTGTAACTAGAGTGTGGGTTATGAAAGATGATACTGTTAGAGGCACAGCAAATAGAACGTTAGGAGTTTTAACAGCAAGTGGTACTACTACTCAAATACCAGTGGGCTCAACTGTTCTTTGTAGATCAAACGGAACAGAAACTGTTATGACTATTCTTGAAAAAGGTTATGCATCTATAACTGATTCAAACAGTCCTTTTCCTTCAGTTAACGGAGATCAAATTTTAGCAAACACAACTGCTAACCCAATTGAAATAGACTTACCTTCATCGCCATCTGTTGGAGAAGAGGTAACTATTATTGATGCAAGAGGAACTTTTAACTCTAACAATGTAACAGTAGATAGAAATGGTCAGCCTATAAACTCATCTGCATCCAACTTAACTTTAAGCACAGCTGGTCAAGCAGTTACATTAGTTTATGTAGATGCAACAAGAGGTTGGGCATTTAAGACTAACACAGCATAGGGGCTTAATTAATGGCTCTAATTGATTTCAAATTTAGATCGGGCATAGACAAACAAGACACTTCTGTTGGTGCAGAAAATAGATGGGTTGACTCTGATAATGTTCGTTTTAGATATAACCTTCCTGAAAAAGTTGGAGGATGGTCTTCATTACTTCCTGATACTATTGTAGGAGTTGCTAGAAAACAACACGCCTTCGTAGATCTTGATGGTAATAGATATGTAGCCATAGGCACAGATAAATTTTTACTTATTTACTTTGAAGGTGCTCTTTATGATATTACTCCTTTTAGAAGTAATAATGCAGGAACTCAAATAACTTTTACAGGTTCAACGATTACTACAAGCACTACTAGAGGAACTGCTGTTACAATTACAACATCAACCAATCATGATTTAGAAGTAGGAGATATAGTAGAATTAGATTCAGTAACGATGCCAACAGGATCAAGTATTGCTGCTTCAACTTTTGAAGATAAACTTTGTCAAGTTATAACAGTTCCCACATCAACTACATTTACAATTACATCACCATCAGCAGAAGCTAATGGAGGTGGTTCTGATTTAACTTCGGGAAGTTCTTGCATAGTGGAACCCTATCAAACGGTTGGACCAGAGGCACAATCCTATGGTTATGGTTTTGGTATTGGTAATTATGGTGGAACAATAACAGGATCACAAAGCACAGAATTAGATGGATCATTAAATGCTGATACAGCAGGTACAGGAGGATCAGGAACAAGTGTAACTGTGGATGCTACAGCGGGATTTGCATCAGCAGGAACTATTGCTGTGGGCACAGTTCCAAGTGCAGAATTAATAACTTACACATCAACAAACGCTACAAACTTTTTAGGAATTACTAGAGGTGCCAAAGGAACAGCAACAGCTGGCACATCTAATGGTCAAGCTCATTCTACAAACACAACCGTTCAAGATGCAACTTTATGGACAGGGTTTGGAGATGCTGTATCTGCATCAACCGTGACTCTTGAACCAGGGCTATGGTCATTAAGTAACTTTGGTCAAGTGTTGGTAGCAACTATTGCTAATGGTGAAACTTTTACTTGGGATTCTTCTATTGCAGCTAATTTTACAACAAGAGCATCTAAAACAACCACTGGTTTTTCTACAGCAATTAGTGGTTCACTTGGTAATCCAACAGCAACTAGAACAACTTTGATATCACCAACAACAAGACACTTAATTCACTTTGGAACAGAAACAACTATTGGTGATCCAACTACACAAGATGATATGTTTATTAGATTTTCAGATCAAGAATCTATCAATGACTATACACCTACAGCCATCAATTCTGCGGGTACACAAAGATTACAAGATGGTACAAAAATTGTAGGTGCTTTGGTTGCTAAAGAAAATATTCTAGTATGGACAGATAATGCACTATACACAATGAAATTTGTTGGTGCTCCGTTTACATTTGGTTTTGAACAAGTTGGTACAAACTGTGGGTTAATAGGTCAGAATGCTGCTGTTGAAATTGATGGTGTAGCTTATTGGATAAGTAATAATGGTTTCTTTGCTTTTGATGGTACAGTTAAAACATTATTATCTTCTGTAGAAGATTACGTTTATGATGACTTTGATACAACTAAAGGTCAACAAGTTTGTGCAGGTATAAACAATTTGTTTTCAGAAGTAATTTGGTGGTATCCAACTTCAGGATCGGCTTATAATAATAGGTATGTAGTTTATAATTATGGTGAGTCTAATCCACAAAACGGATTAATATGGTATACAGGAAACGAACCTCGGACAACTTGGGTTGACTCTATTGTATATCCAAAACCTTTTGCAACTAAATTTGATGATAGCGCAGAGGGAACTTTTCCTAGTATAATAGGTTTAAGTGGATTAGGTCAAACAACTTATTTTGAACATGAGGTTGGAACCGATCAAATTAATCCTGATGGTTCAACCACGGCTATCGCATCAAATATAAAATCTTATGACTTTGACTTAGATGTTCAGGGTAATGGTGAGTTCTTTCTAGCAATGAGAAGAATACTACCTAACTTTAAAGTTCTCACGGGAAATGCAACACTAACCGTTGGTATAAAAGATTTTCCTGCACAATCAGATACGACAAGCACGTATAGTCCCTTTACATTAACGTCATCAACGACTAAAGTAGATACACGAGCACGTGGTCGATTTGCTAATATTCAAATCTCTAATAGTTCTACATCAGAAACATGGAGATTTGGTACAGTTAGAATTGATTTACAACCTGATGGGAGAAGATAATGGTTAAACCAGTAGTAAACTTTATGGAAAATTATAGACCTACGCCAAATAGGATCTTTGATTTATATAACTATTATCTTGGCGGAGGTGCAAATACCACAGGAACAGGGACCGGGGCACAAGTAACTCCCCCTGGTTTTAATCCGTTTGTTCCAACAGGTGGTGGAGGAGGTGGTATAATGAGTAATGTTCAACCCTTTAGAGCAGACCCTAGAGTTCCCGCAGCATTTGAAGCTATGCAACGAAGTAATCAATTAGCAAGTATGGGTATTAATGATCCGTTTGCAAATGAAGCAACACTAGCAGGTGCTTACTATGGAGATATGCCTAATGTAAATTTAGAACCAGGTAAACAAAGTATGTTAGCAAAAGGAATTGGAAAAGTAAAAGGTCTAATGGACAATCCACTTTTTAATTTAGTAGGTACAGCCATAAATCCTATTGGTGGTGCAGTTAAAGGTTTAGCAACTTTAGCAAATAGATTTCTTCCTGTTAATACAAGATCAATTCAAGAAGGCATTGCAGGTAATCTAGGTATAAGAGTTGATGACATTGGTAGAATTGTTAATACTGGAAATTATATGGATCCTAATAATATTATGGCAGGATATAATTTATACAACATAGATGATGAAACTTTTGAAAAGAGAATAGACAGAATTAATAAAGGTAAATTATCAGCGCAGAAAAAAGCAGAGCGAATAGCATTGATAAGAGCAGCGCAAGAAAAAATTATGGCTTCTAAAAAATTAGCTGACGAAGCAAGACAACAAAAAGAATTAGAACGACAAAGAGCAGAACAAGAACGACAAAGACAAAGAGATCAGAGAAGAAGTGATAGAGCTTATCGAGACTTTAGCAACGATCCAGGAAGGGCAAGTTATGGCGGTGGCTTTGATGCATCCACAGGAAACTATGATGATCCTTTCTCTCCAGGAGACACAGAATAATGACAAAGATAGTAGTAAGATTACCAGAACCAAAAGAAAAATATGAAGTTGATAACCAACGACAAATTAACAGAGCCTTACAGTCTGTTGTTGAACAATTAAACTCAACGTTCTTACAGAATCAAAAGGAGGAAACAGAAAGATTTACTTTCTTTTCATTGTAATGGCTAATGTATACAAGAATATTCAAGCAGTGGTTAACGCATCAGGAAGTGATGTTAGTATGTACACTTCACCTGACGCTACAACTAGTATTATTAAAACAATTAAATTGTTTAACACACACGGGAGTGCGTTAGATGTTACAATTAAAGTTTTTGATGCTTCAAGTTCTACTGATTTTGAATATGAAGTATCAAATGTTCTTGCAAGCGATGGGGTTGATTTACTTACATTTAACAACATCCTTATACTTGAAGCAGGAGATATACTAAAAATGCAAACAACACAGACTAATGTAATAAAGATGACCGCTTCTGTATTACAGATTAGTCGATCATAGGAGGAATATGCCGTTCATAGAACAAGAAGCTAAAGAAGAAATTAAGATAATAGAGGGTAAAAAAACTAAGGTTATCACCCCTGAAGTAGAGATTACTTTGACTAATACTCAAACAGGACAAGAGTATATGTCAGACGCTGAGGCAGATGCTGATGTAAATGACCCTAATACTGCAACTCAAAGAGAACATATAAGAAGAGATGTGCATGTTAAGGTCGCTCAAATCAATATTGGTGCTCAATCGAAGGAGTTGTAAAACGATTAAAAATAGGATATTTTAAAAGATTATGGCAATTTCAAGAATGCAAGAACCAAGACAACTATACGGACTAGGTAGCCTCGTAAGGAAGATTACTAGACCTATCAAAAAAATAGTTAAAAGTCCTATAGGTAAAGCAGCGTTACTAGCTGCTGGTGCTTATTTTGGACCTTCTTTTTTATCAGGCGCTAAATTTGGTTTTAGCGGAATGCAGGGACCATTAGCTTTATCAAAATCTATGAAAGCCGCTAGATTAGGTAGATCACTTGGTGCAATGGCTAAAGGTTTAGGAGGAGCAAAAGGTATATTAGGAATTGGAGCAGGAGCAGGTTTATTAGGTGGTTTGTTTGCAAAAAAACCTGAAGAAACAGAGGAAGAATACCAAGCTAGAATAGAACAACTAGGACCATACTTAAAACAATACTATGGTAATGTTGGAGATACATTTGGAGATCAAGCCATGAGTCCAGGTGAATTAGAGGATTTTGTTACATCACAAAGCATCGAATACCAAGGAGCAAAAGATGGTGGTATCATGGGTTACAAAGATGGTGGCATAACTTTTGAACAATATCTAGAAGGAAGAGGAAAAGAAGAAAAAAGAAATACAAGAGATAAATTATATAAAGATTATTTAGAATTTAAAAGAAGAAGAAAAGTTGCCGACCAAAAAACCATGGCAGCAGATGGTGGTATTATAATGGCTGACGTTGATGAGATGGAGGTTGGACCGAAAGGTAAAGAAGAAGTTATGGAAGAATCTATGATGGAAGATGTAAGACCATCAGGATTAGAAAAGGTTGCAGGAACATTAGTAGATATTGCAACTACATTATATAAAGTAGCAACTCCAATGGGTATGAATTATAAAATGGCTAGAGCTATGTATGATAGATTACCTGACATATCTAAACAAGCTGTCGATGATATGGGCAGAGAAATGAAGGGTGGTATGAAAGCTGTCCTAGACCCTGTTGGTATGTTAGACAGAAAAGGTAAAGACGATGAGGAGATGAGTGAAACATTAATAATGGTTGAAGGTAAAAAAGATGGTGGTATAATGAATTTAGGTGGCAAAGAAATGGATTTACGAGGTGGTGGTTTTGTGCCTATCGGTAAAAAAGAACGGGCTGATGACGTACCCGCAAGATTAAGTAAAAACGAATTTGTATTTACAGCTGATGCCGTAAGAGCTGCAGGTGGTGGAAGTGTTAAAAAAGGTGCACAAAGAATGTATGACACAATGAAAAGTTTAGAAAATAGGATGAGATAATGGCTGAAATTACACAAACACGACAACTACCAGCACCGTTTATCGAGGCGCTTGGTAAAACATACGCAGATCAATTAACAAAACAAGTTGGTAAACCCGTAGACACATCTAAGTTTGCACCAACAGTTGCAGCACAAGATGCACTACAAACACAAGCGGCACAACTAGCAGCATCAGGTGTTGGTTCTTATCAACCATTTTTAACATCAGCACAACAAGCATTAACAACAGCAGGTGGACTAACAGGTTCACAAGCTTACAAACAATTTATGTCGCCGTATCAACAAGATGTTATTGATGCGACATTACAAGATTTTGATAGACAAGCAGCGATGCAAAGACAAAACATAGGACAAAGAGCTATTGCTGCTGGAGCATTTGGTGGTGGCCGTGAAGGTGTGCAGTTAGCTGAGTTTGATGCAGCAAGCGACAGGAACCGGGCATCAGTGCTTTCAGGTTTATTACAACAAGGTTTTGGTCAAGCGCAATCCGCAGCTGACAGAGCATTTACTCAACAAGGACAACTTGCACAAGCGCAACAAGGTCTTGGACAATTTTTACCACAAGCACAAAGAGCAGATATACAAACGCTAGGTGCAGTAGGTGGTATACAACAATCTCAACAACAAGCCATTGAAGATGCAAGAAGACAAGCAGCTCAAACAGCAGCGTACGAACCATTCCAAAGATTAAATGTATTTGGTTCGGGTGTTACGGGATTAATGGGTGGTATGCAAAACTTTGGTGATGTTATTAAAACACAACCTAGTCCTAGCCCATTACAAAGTGCATTAGGAATCGGAACTAGTGTAGCAGGAATCTTAGGAGCATTAAGGTAATGCCAAGTAGAGTTTTAAAAAGACCTATGTTTCGTAGAGGAGGCATGGCTAATCAAGGTATTATGTCAGGCCTTGTTGATCGAACAGGTTATCAAGAAGGCGGAGATGTAGTCGAAGATAGCAGAACATTTTTTGAAAAAATGGTCGGAGTTCCTCAAAACTTTGACAACATGACAAGAGCAGAAGCTGAAGAATTTTTATTTCCTCCTACATTAAAAGGTGGAACTCAAAGGTTAATGACTACGGCAAATGATTTTGTTTATAACTATGGATTTAGACCTCTTGTTAACTTAGGTGCCTATATCACGGGAATAGGGGGAGAGGGTTTAAATACTGTTAAACCAATCGACACTGATCAAAGAATGATCGATGCGTACTCAGGTACAGTCAGAGATGACGAAGGTAATATTGTTTCTACAAATGTAAAAGAAGATCCTGATGCTGACCCTGATGCAGATGATGATGGTGACACAGAAGGAAAAGAAGGTAAAGGTGGAACAGGTGGTAAAGGTGATTTATCTGAGTCTGATCTTAAAACTGTTTACGCTGATCTACTTCCAATGTTTAAGGAAACATTAGGAGTTGATGATGAAGATTATAAAAAAGATGCATATCTACAATTAGCTAGATTTGGAACTAACCTTATGGCACAACCAGGTGGTTCATTAACAGCAGCCATAGGTAGAGCGGCTGAGAAACCTTTAGAAGGTATTGGAGATATTGTTGCTTCTAAACGAGCAGCCGAAAGAAGACCAAAAGAACTTGCACTACAAGCAGCGCTTAGAGAAACTGATCCAGGCACAATAGGTAAAAGTGTTAGAGATCTTATGAAACTTGGTTATTCAAAAGAAGAAGCAATCAAAGAAGTTGTTAAATCTGGTGAAACAGGACTTGCACAAGTTAAAGCTAGAATTATTAAAGAAGATGAAGATGCTTTATTACAAGGTAACATTGTAACGGATCAATTCTTAGCTAGAAAACTAGCTAAGAATTTAGACAAGTTTAATATTGGTATAGAAGAAATTATGAAAATGCCTGATGACAAAGACGAATTAATAGAAGGACAAATTTATGTTACAAAAGAAGGAAGTATTAAAAAACATAAAAAAGGTAAATTCTATAAGCCTGGTGAAAAAGGTTTTAAATAGTAGGGAGTTCATGTGCCTGAAAATGTATCAGATTTTTATAACGAAAGCGGATCAAAAAGAAAACCAAGTGATGATGTAGGTTTTTTTGAGTCAGCATTAGCAGGTGTAGCAACAGGCCTTTGGAATATTCCAAAAGGTGTTTTTTCATTTGGTGCAGAACTATACGATTTACTCGGTGATACCAACACAGCAAAAGAAGTAGAAGATTGGTTTGATGATGTCAATCCATTTGATGATGAAGCTGAAGCAAGAACAGTTGGTAAAGTATTACAAGCAATAACTCAAGTAGCACCGATGGCAGTCGGTGGTGCAATAGGTGGTGTGTTAGTTGCAGACAGAGCAAGAAAAATGGCTCAAACAGCAATCGCAGCTAAGAAGGCAGGCAAAGTTATGAACTTAGCTCGTATCGGTGAAAAGATAATGGGTGCTGAAAAATTAACAAAGAAAGGTAAATTAATCGGCGGTATTGTTGGAGGTGGAGTTGGTGAAGCACTTGTGGCTGATCAAGATATAGGAACATTTGCTGATATGGCTAGAGGCACATCGTTAGAACCTTTTGCAATTACAATGATGGATCGTGATGAAACTTTAGAAGGTAGAGCAGACGCATTTAGAAAATTAAAAAATAGATTAAAGTTTGGAACTGAAGGTGCACTATTTAGTCTTGCATTAGTGGGTGCAGGATCAGGGCTCAAGAAACTTAGAACACCATCTACATACGGAGTTCAAGAATATGCTGAAACAAAATTAGGAAGAGCATTACAAAAGTTTGGTATAACAGGATTAAAACCTGAAGGTATGGGTACTAAACAAATTTTGGAATCTAGACAATATGGTATTGGTAATATTAGATCAGTAGAGTTTCAAGCAGGCAGAGCAGTTCAAGAGTTTGACAAAGCTAAATCAGAGTTAGGTGATGTATTAAAAAGAGTTTACAACCTAGATGATAGTGCAGCGTCGGCTAAAAAATTAAACGATGAACTTATAGATATTATATCGCCTGCGATTGAAACAACTAAAAAAGGTGGCAAGACTGTTCCATTTACCAAATCACTTTTAAAATCACAATCTAAAGCTAGAGGTATACAGCAAATAGATGATGTTATTAAATTTAGACAAATATCAGATGAAGTATTTGAATTAACTGAACAACAAAGAAAACTTGTGGAACTTAATAGAACTAACAGAATACCTCTTGCTGAGTTTATGGATAAGTCAGGAAAGATTAGAGAAAAACTTTATCAGTTAAATAAAGATTTTACAATGCTCACTGAAAGAGTTCCAAACGTTGCAGAACTATCAAAACAAATAGATCGAAAAGGTTTATTTCAAGTAGAGGATTATAGAACATCGCCTGAGTTTAAAAACTTATTAGAAAGAATTAGAAAAAATGGAGGTGATCCAAACAAATTAAAAGATGCTGTATTTAATATGAGAAGATCTATTGACAATATGTCTATTAGATTATTGCAAAGAACAATGCCTGATGAGATTGCAACTAATATAAAAGGTCAACTAGGTTCTTATACAACAACAATGTACGAACAATTTGAAAAACAAATGCCATTGTTAAAATATGAACCAACAGCAGAACAAATAACTAGAGCAAAGGAATTACTAAGAGCAGATAAAGTAAAAGAACTTGGTCGTAATCCTACATCAGCAGAACTTGCACAATTAAACAAAGCTGTTGATGATGAAGTAGATTATTTTTTAAGAAAAAAAACAATCGATGAAGTTGATGTTGAACAATTAAAAAATCAAGCAGGAGATGTTATTGATAATCCAAATAAAGCACAAGTCGATAATGTTACTGTTCAAGACAAAATACTTACACAAAAAGTTTTAAAACCTTGGCAAAGAGAAATAGCAGGAGTTATTAAAGATCCTTCATATACTTTTTTAAATACAGTTAGTAAACAAGCACATTTAAATTACACTTTAAAATATATGGATGATGTTTTAAAATTTGGAACAGAAGATGGTCCTGGTAAATTTATATTTAAAGCAGATGAATTAAACCCTCTTGATGCAAACAATCCTTTAAAATTTAAAAAGATAGAGAAGAGTGGACAAATAAATGGATTATCAAAATTAGAAGGTATGTATATGAGAGCTCCAATATATGATGCTGTCTTTGATACAACAAGTAATTGGTTGAATCGAAGTGGTGTGGGTACATTTTATAAATATGGAGTTCTAGCACCAAAAGCCATTTCACAAATTGCAAAAACAATTTTATCTCCACTAACACACGCTAGAAACTTTATTAGTGCTAGTGCATTCGTAGCTGCAAACGGTGCTGCTTTTCCAAATTATGGTGATGTATCAATGTTGATGCCTAAATCTTTAGGCGGTGAAGGAGTATTAGGTCAAGCTTATGGATTAACAGGCCGAAGAGTTCTAGGTACAATGACCAAAGCAGACGATGCTTTATATGAAAGACTACTAAGAGTGGGTGTTGTTGATTCATCTGTGCAGATTGGTGAGTTTAAAAGAATTATTAAAGACGTTATAAATAATCCAGGTCAAGCAGAAGCTAGGGCTTATACAGAATTATTAAACAATGATAAAAGTATTAAAACATTTAAGGGTTTACCTGATCAAGCAAAACGAGGTGCAGCTAAATTGTATGGTAAGTTACAAGATGCATATGTTGCTGAAGATGATTTCTTTAAGTATGTAAACTTTAGTTTAGAACGAAATAGATATTCACAAGTTTTAAAAGAACTAGACGTTAATCAAGATAACTTTAGACAAGTTTTAAGAAGTGATACAACAGCAGGTAGATACTTAAATAAATTAGTTCAAAGAAAAGAATACATAGAGGGCGCTGTAAACAATCAACAAGCTTTCTCAAATTTACTTGATGAAGTTGCAGGAAGTTTAACAAGAAACAATGTGCCTAACTATGGTTATGTCGGTAGAACTGCACGAGCATTAAGACAATCTCCATTTGGAAACTTCATAGCTTTCCCATTAGAAATTATGAGAACAGGTAATAATATTTATACATCAGCCATTGATGAAATTACAGCAGGTATTGGTAAAGGTAGTTTAGAAAATCCTGAAATACCAGGACTTATGAAACTAGGATTAAAAAGATTATTTAGTTTTGGTATGACAGTTGGTGGTGTGCCATACACACTAGTTCAAACATTTAAAGCAAAAAACAATGTAACAGATGAAGAGATGCAGGCTTTAAGACGAATGGTTCCTGAGTGGTCTAAAAATTCTACTTTGATACCTGTGGGTCGGGATGAAAATGGATATTTAAAATATGTAGATTTTAGTTACAACAACGCCTATGACACTTTAATTAGACCATTCCAAGCCGTGGTAAATGCACTTAATACAGGTGCAGGTGATAAAGATTCTCTAATGAAAGCTCTTGGAACAGGGATGACAGATGCACTAGCTGAAGTTATGAAACCGTACGCAACAGAATCAATTTACACAGAAGCATTAATTGACTCTACGATTAGAAGAGGTATCGGTAGAGAAGGTAGAAGAGTATGGAATGAGGCTGATGATATTGGAGTTCGAATGTTAAAAGGCACTTTGCATGTGGCTAAATCATTGCAACCAGGATCAATAGCACAATTTAAAAGAATTCAAGATGCTGTTATGGAAAGAGGAGATAAAAAATATGGACAAACATTTAATTTATCTGACGAGTTACCGGGTTTAATTGGACTAAGAGCAATCAACTCTGATCCTGAAAGAGCTATGAAATATATGGTTACAAGTTTTGGTTCGAATTTAAAAAAGGCAGACAACTTATTTATTGCGCCACTATTAAGAGGTGGTCGTGTAAGTCCTAAACAAATAGTAGATCAATATAAATATTCAGAACAAAGAAGATTTGCTTTTATGAGAGATATGTACAAAGACATTGAAGCAGCTCGTGCTCTAGGAATGTCTGACAATTTAATAAGAAAAGAATTACAAAAAAGAAAAGGTTTACAAAAAGATGTGATAAGACAAATTATGTCAGGAACATATGTTCCAAAAGCACCAAGTGCATTTTTTGTAAACAGAATGAGAGAAATTAATAATCAATTAAATGAAGCAGAAGATAGAAATATAGAAAATCCATACTTTATAGCAAGTCCTTTTATTGGAGATATAATATCTGATAATAGAAATATAGATTTATTAGATGATGAATTAACATTTAGAGATATAGACGTACCATCTCCTCCTGGAATCGTTGATTCTATAACACAATCTTTTAATACTCAAACTGTCCAAGGTGGGTCGCCTAATATTAATGTCGTAGGCAACATGACCCAGGCATCAGGGACTACGAAACCATACGATCAAATGACCACCGCAGAAAAAATAGCTTACGATAACGCAATGAGAGGAATAGCATAATGGCAATGCAACCCAAAAATACTAGAGAACACATTTTATCTTTATACGGACACATATCAGGTGTCAAAAAAAACTTAAGACACGTTCACGAAGATGTAGAAAAATTGGGCGGTAAGATAGATAAAATCTATTGGGTTCTTTTAACGGCAGCGGGAACTGCTGTACTCTTCGTGCTAGAAAAAATGATTAATTAAATCCAATCTTTTAATTCTTCGCCCATAATTTTACTTGCAATATCAACTTTTTTTCTGAGGGACTTTACAATCTTCTCATCAACAGTATCTTCACAGATTAAATCAATATAAGTCATTGGTCTAGTTTGTCCAATACGATCTATACGTGCCTCTGATTGTTGTCGTTTTTCTAAGTCATATCCATTAGAATAATAGACCATGGTAGATGCAGCGGTCAGTGTAATACCATAACCTCCGGTTTGTGGAGTTCCAATAAAAAATCTACAATTAGGATCTTCTTGAAACTTCTTAATATTTTTTTGTCTATCTGCACTAGGAGTTAGGCCATAGTAATCTACAAAACTTTCGTCAAACTCTTCTTTAATAGCTTCTATGATTTTATGTACATCTCTTTGCCAATGAGCCCAAATAACAACTTTGCCTTCGACTTCATTTAAAACATTTATTAATTCTTCAATACGATTGTTTTTGATATCTTGTAGTGTTCCATCATCTGCCGTAAAGTGGCCACAAGTTATTTGCTGTAATCTCATTAATTGTGTTAAAACTGTGGCAGTTGTCATACTTTTGCCATTATGTTGTGCTAAAGCCATTTGTTTCATTTGATCGTATAATTTAAATTGATCAGGAGATAATTGAATAATCCTTTTCATAAAAGTTTTTTTAGGTAAATCTAAACACTCATCTTTTAAAACTCGATACGAAAAAGCCTTTAATTTAGCGCTTAATTCGTCAAGATTTCTATAACCAATTGGAATCTCTACAGATCTTCCACCAAAGTTCATCTTTCTCATTACGGCATACCTTTGTCTAAAAGTATAAAATGATACATGACCTAAGAGCTCGGGTCGCAAGAACTCACATTGCTTGAATAAATCTAGCGGCGATTTTGTGACAGGTGAACCTGTAAGTATTCTTCTGTATCTAGAGTATGTGGCTAACGAACAAATATTTTTAGTTCGTTTAGCATCTTTGTTTTTAATAGTGGTAGACTCATCTATAACCATCATTGTTCTATGACATGATAAGAACCGAGAAGCAAAGTCCACGCCTTTCTTTGTAGAGAAAGCTTCAACGTTCATACATAAAATGTGCAACCTGTGGTCTGTTTTAAATAAAGTATCTAAATTTCTTTTTTGTTTTTTTGTAATAGCTGCTTGCCACAGAACAGACACATTCTCAATATGGTCAGGTAAATGTGTAGGTATCTCAGCTTCGTGCCAATTTTTATACACACCTTTTGGTGCTATAATAAACAAGCCATCGATCTTGCCATTGTCATAAAGCATTGCCGCATTGTCTATTAATACTTTAGATTTACCTGTACCCATCTCCATAAAATAGGCATAGTATTCTTTCATCCAAGAATTTTCTAAAGCAGTTACTTGATGCTTATAAGGTTTTGTCTTAAATTTATAATTCATTATTTACCACAACAAGGACACTTTATAGTTCCGTTTTGTCTTCCTTCCACATAACTAGCCCATTCATTACAATGCAATTGCGATGAAAAACTAGGACCATTATAGCCGCTAGTTGTTTGGCCATTATTATTATAATAGTGATTATACATATCACTATATTTTTCGTGCATTTGTTTTTCCCAATCAAACATATTTTTTCCTTCTTTCTAGTTGACAATCTATTATATTAATTTATAACCAATGTCAATGAAAGAAAATACAGTTTATGTAATACAAGAAATTGCAGGCACTCGAGAGGGTAAGCCTAAGATTAACATTATGGGAGCTTCTCATTATGGTAATTTAAAATTTCTTTTACCTGAGCTATCACAAATTATATTCTCTCCAGGACCATTAGTTTTTAAACTAAGAAAATCTTTGAAAGATTATACGAGTGATGATTATCTTTTATTAACGGGAGATCCTGCTATAATCGGTGTGGCTTGTTCGATTGTGTCGGATTTAACAAACGGTAAATACAAGCTGTTAAAATGGGATAAGCAAGAGAAAAAGTATTATCCTATCAATGTTAATCTTTATGAGAAAGGAGAAATAGATGAGCATTAAACAAACGATAAAAGTTAAGACGTTCACAGGAAGTGGATCTATTAACTTTGAAGAAGACAGAAAGGAAAGTTTAGGTGAAGTAAATAACGCCAAAGCTCTTTCTGATCAAGTAACGAAACTTCAATCTCTAGAAGACGAGATTGATGAGCAAGAGAAAAAACTTAAGGAGTTGAAACGAAATCAAGAGTTGTTATCAGGAGAAGTTATTCCTACGATGATGACTGAGATGAACATCTCAACTTTAAAATTAGCAGACGGTTCCGCTGTTGAAGTGAAACCTGTCTACGGTGCATCGATTCCTGCAGCTAAGAAGGAAGATGCATTTAACTGGCTTCGAGAAAACGGCCTAGGTGATCTTATTAAAAATGAGATTACTGTTGCTTTTGGTCGTAACGAAGACAACAAGGCACAGCAATATGCTGTCCTTGCACAAGGTCAAGGTTATGAACCTGTCCAGAAACTAAAGGTTGAACCTATGACTTTGAAAGCACTGGTCAGAGAGCGTCTTGAATCTGGACAAGAAATGCCCTCTGATCTGTTTAACGTGTTCGCAGGCAACAGAACAAAAATAACAAGGAGCAAATAAACATGAACCAAGTAGCACAAAAAAAGTCTGCACAACTTCCTGCAAATATATTTGAGGAAGATGCAGCAAAAGGTTTGGGTAAATTAGGTCAAGAAGATCTAGCCCTTCCTTTTCTAAAAATCCTTGGACAACTTTCACCAGAAGTTAATAAACGTGATGGTAAGTATGTCGAGGGTGCTGAACCAGGAATGATATTCAATTCTGTTTCAGGAGAGTTGTATGATGGTATGAAAGGCATAACTGTCGTTCCATGCTTTTATAAACTCGAATACATAGAGTGGAAAGATAGAGGAGAAGGATCAGGTGGACCAGTACAAATCCATGACTCTTCTTCAGACATCATGAGTCAAACAAAGGCTGATGCTAATTACAAAGACAGATTACCAAATGGTAATTATGTTGAGAAGACAGCATCTCACTTTGTATTGATTACCAATCCTACAGCAGCCACTGCTTTGATTTCTATGAAATCTACTCAATTAAAAATTAGTAGAAAGTGGAACTCAATGATGGCAGGTATAAAGATGAAAGGTAAGAATGGTTTATTCACGCCGGCATCTTTTAGCCATGAATATAAGTTAAGAACTGTTCAGCAGTCTAACGATAAAGGCACGTGGTTTGGTTGGGAAGTACAGAAGATAGGACCGGTAGAAAATGCCGAGCTGTACCAACAAGCAAAGGTTTTTGCTGAGAGCATTTCGAAAGGAGATGTCAAAGCAAAGCACGGTGAAACTGATAAAAAGGATTCATCGCACTTCTAATTCCTTTGGGAATAGTTGCAACAAGGGCGGGGAGGCGAGAGTTGAACCGCCCTTTACTGATAGGATATGGAAGAAAAATTTATACAGATATTTAGTGGGTTCTCTGAGAACTATGGCCAAGCTGATATGCAACGGCTTGAAGTTGATCCTATCTCTAAAAAACAAAAACCTGAATATAGATGGGCACAACAAAGACTCACTGACGACGATTACAAACAACATTTAATAGGAACTAAATCAATTGGTATTCAACCTTGTAATGAAAAAAGTCAATCAAGGTTTGGTGCTATTGATATTGACCCACAAGAATACGCAGGATTCGATTTAAAATTTTATTTAGATAAAATAAAAGAATATGATCTACCAATTATACCCATACTATCTAAGAGTGGTGGACTTCACCTTTATGTATTCACAAAAGATTTTATTCCTGCAAAAATAATACGATCATTTTTAACAAACCTTATTCCAATATTTAATTTAAAACCTGAAACAGAAGTGTTTCCAAAACAAACAGAACTTGTCAAAGATAGTGAGACAGGTGAAATGAACAAGGGAAACTTTATTAATCTTCCATATTTTAAGAAGACAGAAAGACGAGCTCTCAACTACGATGGGACAGAGTTTACCTTTGAACAGTTTATACAACTCGTTGAATCAAATTTTATAACAGCAGAAAGAATAAAAGAAATAGACGATGAACTAGAAAAGAAAGTTTTAGAAGGATCAAATGCAGAGTTTGTTGATGGTCCACCGTGTTTAGCAGCGCTATCAAAAAATAAATTATCAGATGGTCGAGATAGATTCTTATATAATTATATGGTGTTTGCTAAAAAGAAATACCCTGACAATTGGGAAGAGAAGGTAATGAGTGCACCTGTACTATACTTTGAAGATTCAGTAGCGTGGTCTAAACAAAAACTTACACAGAAGATTAGATCATGGAAACAAAACTACAAAGGTTATACTTGTAATCAGGATCCTATCGCACAACATTGTATGCGAGGACTTTGTGTTAAAAGAACTTTTGGTATTGCATCAGACTTTCACGATTCTTATCCATTGTGTGCTAATTTAGAAAAGGTAGACCTTGAACCCGAACCAGAATACAACTTTGATGTTACCTTACCTGACGGACAAACTGTAAAATCTGTGCATTGTAAAACAATAGAACATCTAACAGACCAAAGAAAAAGAAGAAACTCAATAGCAAAGTATGCAGGATTTGTACCACCATTACAAAAAGGTTCAGACGATCAAAAGGTTTTAGATGCATTGTTTAAAACACAAAAGGTTATGCCACCACCGATAGGTACAACACCAAGAGAGAAACTACACGACAATGTTTATCAAAAGATTACAGGACCTGAAGCTAAGAATGATGCATCGTTCAAGACAGGAACAACTTTGATACAAGATGGCTATGCCTATTTTAAATTTGATGTGTTCTATAAAAAGTTAAAGAACAAAGGATGGCGTTATCAAGAAGACAAGACAGGCTCGATGATGTTAAAGATATACAAAGATTGCGAGATAGATTTTTTAGATCAGAAAAGATTTCCAACAAAAGAAAAGGGTAAACACAACAGCCCTACTAAAAATGTTGTGATGATATCAATCAAACAATTTGAGAAGATAAAAATATTTCATAAAGTTACAGAACATAAAAAGGATATACTATGATCCGAAAGATATTAGGACCTCCAGGTACAGGTAAAACTACAAAACTTTTAAAATACGTACAAACATTTTTAAAACTAGGAACACCCATTGAGAAAATTGGTTACTTTGCCTTTACAAAGAAAGCAGCCACAGAAGCAAAAGAAAGAATGTTAAAACTATTTCCACAATATGGATACAGAGATCTCAATCACTTTCAAACATTACACTCTTTGGCTTTTAATACATTAGGAATGAAGAAAGATAATGTTATGCAACCCGAACACTATGAAGAGATTGGTAGAACCATTGGTGTTCAAGTGTCTGTTTACAGAGGAGGTGAAGAAGAAACAGGATACATAGATTCTGACAGCGAGTATTTTAATCTTATTAACATAGCTAGAATTAAAAACATTACACCCAAAGATGAATACAACACAGATTTATACTCAGACGATATGGATTATAATTTAGTAGAGATTATAGAAGCTGAACTTAAAAATTATAAGAGTTCTTTTGTTTTGTATGACTTTACTGACATGATAGAAAAATTTGTTTCGTCAGAATTATGCCCTAAATTTGATGTAGTATTTATTGATGAAGCACAAGACTTATCACCAATACAATGGAAGATGTATGACATCATTAAAAAGAATACAAAGATTATGATATTAGCAGGAGATGATGACCAAGCCATTTATGGTTGGGCAGGAGCAGATGTAAAAAGATTTCAAGATGAACCTGCAAAAGAAAAGATATTACCAAAGTCATACCGAGTTCCAATCAGAGTTCAAAATGTTGCTGATTCAATTATATCTCAAATAGAAACAAGAATACCCAAAGAATGGGAACCTAGAGATAACGAGGGTCATTGTGAAGAAGTTTACGATCTTGATGAAGTTGATCTAACACAAGGTAATTGGTTGATACTTGCAAGAACTAATTATCGTTTAATTAAAATGAAACCATACTTAATGGAACGTGGTATTTATTTTGAATACAAAGAACGAAAGAGTTTTAGTTCAAAGTTATGGAAAGCGATTAGAGATTTTTCAAGGTGGACATCGGGTGCACAACTAACAGCTAGCGAAATAAAAGACATATTTGATTATACGGGACACGAGTTTGATGGTGAAGACCATATGAGCTATAGCTGTGAGTTTTTTAATATTGATACATCAGATACTTGGTATGAGTTGTTTGATGCAGACCCTGAACAAGTTCTTTACATTAGACAAATGTTAAGCAACAAAGAAAAACTTTCTGAGGAAGCAAGAGTAAAACTATCTACGATTCATTCGGCCAAAGGTGGAGAGGCTGACAATGTATTATTGATATTAGATAATACAGATAAGATTCGTGAAAGCATAGAAAAGAGTCCTGAGAAAGCAGACGAAGAGCACCGAGTTTGGTACGTCGGTGTAACACGAACTAAACAAAACTTATACATCATGGCAGCAAAGGAGGATAGATTAGGTTATGACATCGAAGGCATATAAAAAACAAATCGGAGGATCTCATTACAGAGATATGAAGATTCAACCAAGTCAATTTATAAATGAGAATAGGTTGCCTTTTGCGGAGGGGTCGGCTATAAAGTACATATGCAGGCACGCTGCCAAAGGAAAGGAACAAGACATACATAAAGCAATTCATTATTTAGAAATGATATTAGAGAGGGATTATGCGAATACCAAAGTTTGAGGCACAGACAGAGTGGGTAAAACCTACAGAGTTTCCTGACTTAAGACAAGTTGATGAGATAGCTATTGACTTAGAAACTAAAGACCCAGGACTCAAGGAACGAGGATCAGGGTCAGTCATTGGCAATGGTGATGTTGTTGGTATCGCCGTAGCAACAGCACACTACAAAGGATACTTTCCTATCGCACACGAAGGTGGTGGGAACATGGATCGTAAACAAGTTTTAAATTGGTTACAGGATATATTAAACGCACCATCAACAAAAATATTTCATAACGCAATCTATGATGTTTGTTGGTTGAGAAGACTTGGACTTAAGATACAAGGAGATATTGTTTGTACAATGATTGCAGCTGCTGTGACTGATGAAAATAGATTTAGATACGATCTTAATAGTTTATCTTGGCACTATCTTGGTTATGGTAAAAACGAATCAGCTTTAGCCGAAGCAGCAGAGAGTTGGGGTATCGATCCAAAAGCAGAAATGTATAAACTTCCTGCTATGCACGTTGGTGGTTATGCAGAACGGGACGCAGAGATTACGTTTGGTTTGTGGCAAGAAATGAAAAAAGAAATACTGCATCAAGATCTTGAAGATATATTTGATTTAGAAACAGAATTGTTTCCTTGTCTTGTTGATATGCGATTCAAAGGTGTCAGAGTTGATATTGAAAAAGCACACCAAATGAAAAAGGATTTTATTAAAGAAGAAAATGAATTGTTAACAAAAATAGAATATGAAACAAATATAAGACCACAGATTTGGGCAGCTAGAAGTATAGCAAATGTTTTTGATACACTTAAAATACCTTACGAAAGAACAGTAAAAACTTCTGCACCATCTTTTACTAAAAACTTTTTACAAGAACATGAGCATCCTGTTGTCAGAATGATTGCACAAGCAAGAGAAATAAATAAAGCACATACAACTTTTATTGACTCAATTATTAAACACGAACATAACGGTAGAATACACGCAGAGATAAACCAATTACGATCAGATAATGGTGGAACTATTACAGGAAGATTTAGTTATCAAAACCCTAATCTTCAACAAATACCCGCTAGAAACAAGGATTTAGGACCTAAAATTAGGTCACTATTCCTTCCCGAAAATGAATGTAAATGGGGTTGCTTTGATTACTCACAACAAGAACCAAGGCTCGTTGTGCACTACGCATCGTTGTATAAACTACCATCGGTTTATGATGTTATTGATGCTTATCAAAATGATTCGAATGCAGACTTTCACCAAACTGTAGCAGAGATGGCACAGATTCCAAGGACACAAGCTAAGACGATCAATTTGGGTCTTTTCTATGGTATGGGTAAAGCAAAACTACAAGCTGAACTTGGAGTGTCTAAAGAAAAAGCAAAAGAACTTTTTGATACGTATCATGCAAGAGTTCCCTTTGTAAAACAATTGATGACTAAAGCTTCTAACAGAGCTCAAGATAGAGGTCAGATAAGAACTTTACTAGGCAGGCTATGTAGGTTTCATTTGTGGGAGCCAAATAGTTTTGGTATGCATAAAGCATTACCTCATGAAGATGCACTCAGGGAACATGGACCAGGGATCAGGAGAGCGTATACATACAAAGCTTTAAATAAATTGATACAAGGATCAGCTGCTGACATGACTAAAAAAGCTATGTTAGAATTATATAAAGAAGGTATCATACCACACATACAAATACATGATGAACTAGACTTATCAATCAAAGATGATACTGAGGCAAAAAAAGTTATTGAGATTATGCAAGACGCTGTTAAACTAGAAGTTCCCAATAAAGTTGATTATGAGTTTGGAAACAATTGGGGTGATATTTATGGATAACTATGGCTTACTTAAACGCAAACATTCCTGTAGAGTACGCACAAATCAAAAGAGAATATCTTTATGACCTTAAGAAACATCATGGAGAAGTTGAAGACTGCATTATTTTTGGTCTTTCGGCTATTACAGGGCGTAGTATCCTTTTTCATTGTATTATGGAAAATGGAGCTATCTTCTATCGTCTCCCGATATCTGCATTCATTCAAAGAGGGTATAAAGCAGAAGAAGTTCCTAGACGTAGACTTGACGAGCTTCAGCTTTGGAATTGTTTTAGTTACTATCCTGCTGTTACTACTTGGGATATTTTAGCAGGACAAGCAGGCAAATACATAGGAAAAGACAAGAAATGGCACCCTGGAAAGTATGTATTTACCGTTGACTTTGCACACCCAGAGAGTAATATATTGGATACGGATCATTCAGAGATACCGCACGAGCATAAATGTGCTCACATCATAGCGCTCGATGACGGGAACTATGCAGCACAGCCAAACAATAGATGCATTTGGGATATACCATCATTTACAGTTAAAGATGAGATTCCAAATTGGAAAGTGCAAACATCTGAATGGAACGTGGAAAACACAAGTCAATGGAAAACAGAAGATACTGATAAGTTCTTCTACGAAATTGAGGAGAAAAAACATGATGAATAAATGTAAAGCAATTTGTTGCAAAGTTTGGGACAAAGTAAAAAGCTTATGGAATAAATTTATTAATTGGTTTACTTCTGGTCTAGATAAATAATTTATGGCGTTAAAAATTTCTGAATCCGCAGCTGTACAAATGCCAATGAAAACGGTTGCTAGTTTAATTACGATAATTGCAATCGGAACATGGGCTTACTTCGGCATTCACGAAAAACTAAACCAACACTCAACAAAGATAGAGTTGATGCAAAAAGATCTAGATCAAAACTCAGAGTTTAGGATAAAGTATCCAAGGGGTGAGTTAGGTCAATCAGCTGGAGAAGCAGAGCTCTTTATGATTGTGGAACACGTCAGCGGTTTATTAGAGGATGTGGAAGCAGAACTTAAAAGTATGAGAAACAATGCAGTTAATATAGAATTTTTAAAGAAAAGAACAGAGAAGTTAACTGAAGATGTAGAAAAAATAATTAGAAACGGGAATGGTAAACATCAATGATAGAAACTGTATTTGCACTAATCTTAACTTTAAACGGAAATATGATAGAGCATGTATATAAAAACAATTTAAGCGATTGTTTGAAATCAAAACGCATAGCTCAGAACGAGGTCAATCCTGAGAGAGTTGTATTTACTTGTAAAAAAGTAAAGGCTCAAACAGAGATATACATGGATCGAAAAAAGATTGTTAAAATACTACCATAATGGAGAATACTTTAATAGTTTTAGTCTTGCTTTGTGTGGTAATATATGTAGGATTGAAGGATAACTTATGAGATTGAGTAAACATTTTAGCCTCGAAGAGATGACCCGTTCAATGACGGCTGCTCGTAAGGGCATCGACAATACACCAGGGTCAGGTGAGATACATAATCTTACTGAGGTTTGCTATAATGTATTAGAACCTCTTCGTGCAAAGTTTGATAAACCAATTACAATAACATCAGGCTATCGATCCGAAGCGCTGTGTGAAGCCATCGGGTCCAAAAAAACTAGCCAGCACGCCAAGGGGCAGGCGGTCGACCTAGAAATTATGGGTGTTCCAAATATAAAAATAGCTTATTGGCTGCAGAATAACGTGGATTTTGATCAGCTTATACTTGAGTATTACAAACCAAACGACGGACAAGCAGGCTGGGTACACGTATCTTACAATGAAAAAGGTGCTAACAGAAAACAAGTTTTAACTTTTGACGGGAAAAAATACGAGAACGGACTTCCTGAGATGAAGTGGAAAGACGGTCAAGTTGTAGAATGAAATGGGTAACAGAAATCGTTAATGGTGTTTGCCCTGAGTGTGTTCGAGAAACCGTATTAGTTTCAGTAGATCAATTCTATAGATGCACTAGATGTGGTTCAGATTTAGAGCAAAAAATAAATGGAAAGATATCTTATATTCCTGCGGGATTATCTAAAGAACATTACAGAATGGTTCTAAAACAAGATGGCGAAGAAGTCTAAGTTTGGCGTTAATACATACGTTAAAAAGACACCGCCCAAAATAGGTCGACACAAGAAACGAATGAACAAATCTGAAAAGCGTAATTATAAGAAGTACCGGGGACAAGGGCGTTGACATTTATATAATAATATCCTACACTCCTCTTATGAAAGATAAACAGATAAAAATAAAACTAAAGGGCGTAACACAAAAACAGTGGTCAGTTTTTTTATTAGAGTTAAATCTTATGAAAACAAATTGGAAACCATATGGTGTGTTAGTTGATATTGAAGCTCCTAACTTTGCAAAGATTGTAAGATTAGGAACGAGAACTCCTGATGTTAACAAAAAAATTAGACGAACTAGCTAACTTATGGAACAAGACCCAAGATCCTAAATATAAGGATCAATGGTACAAACTAATAAGGACTTATGGAAATAATTATATTAAGCGACGGCCTGTTTCATCTAGTAGAGGTAACAAAAAAATTAACAGAGGGAATAACACTGATGAGTGATGTAGATTGCTTCGAGCTCTGTGATATTTTAAGATTAAAACTTACAGACTACATGGATGCACCTTACAATCGTCACGTTATGAAAGATGGCAGCGGTGATTTCTTTGGTTGTATTTGTCGTTAAACTGTGTTCACAGGTCTACAACTAAAACGAATATAGATTTCATGTTTGTTAACTTCACTTCGACCAAACTCTTTTATTTTTTTATGCGATTCTTCATAACCAAAAGTTAGGCAATCATACATTGTATTAAATTTTTTAGGCCACTCATAGGCAGGCATACACACACCCTCTACGTAGCTACAAATAACTAAACTTAACAATATTTTCATTGACTAATATCCTATATTATGAAATAAAATCTAATCTTATAAATATGAAAGAAGGATATAATAAATGACAGATACAAGCAAATACAAAAACATCACGGTGACTCTTAAAACGTATAACGATCTTGATGTTTTACGAGAAAAAGTTCTCGATCCGAATTTAAAGTTAAGCAGAAGTCAAGCTGTAACTTATTTGGTTAATGAAAAGAAAACTAAATTAAATGGTAAGGTGGCACATGGAAAAAACAAAGCATAAAGTTATTTGCCCTGAGTGTAGAGGCAACGGATATCTTCGTGTCCCCTATCATTTAGCGAAAGAAGAAGTAACCGTAAAGTGTGATACCTGTAAATGTGAAGGTGAAATCATACTAACCGAGGAGGACTTTGTCGATCAATTCGTCAAAGCAAATTAACATGATACAAAGTGAGGACATAAAAAGAATGGCAGATGATAAACGAATCGCCGAACTTAAAATGGTTGTCGAGCAAAGAGATACAACGATAGAGTTTCTAAAAAAACAATGTGATTTTTTAAAAACCAAGTGTCGAGAATCAGGGACCAAAAGAAGAGAACTTGAGAACGAAATTAATAGACTATGGGAAGAGAATCAAAACCTATCGACGATAAGAAAATCCGACACGGATTAATAACAGATATTTATCTAGCAGGACTCTTCGACGGCGAAGGCTGTGTAACTTATTCTAATCCTTTAAAATTAAGGAAAGGAAAAAAGAAAGCATATCCTACCTGGAACATAAGATTAGAAATAGCTATGACTTGTAAGAAAACAATACAATTTGCACTCGATAGCTTTGGTTGTGGACATATGAATTTTAGACCGAAAGCAGCTCATCAAAATTTTGATCAATATCGTTGGCGTTGTTCTCATAGAGATGCTTTACAATGTGCTAGAAGAATGCTACCGTACAGCATAACTAAAAAAGATAAATTAGAAAGTATAGTTAAACATTATGAAATTAAAGATTCTTGATCTATTCTCTGGGCTAGGTGGTTTTTCACTTGGTTTAGAACGTACAGGAAACTTTGAAACTATAGCTTTTTGTGACAACGATAGATACAGCAATTTAGTGCTGCAAAAACATTGGAAAGGAGTTAAGATATATAACGATGTCAAAGAAATCACAAAAGAAAAACTCGAGTCAGATGGAGTTGAACTTCCCGATATCATCACAGGAGGGTTCCCCTGCCAACCGTTCTCGGTCGCAGGCAAACAAAAAGGAACGAGTGACGACAGACATCTCTGGCCTGAGATGTTTCGAATCATCCAAGAGCTTAAGCCGAGGTGGGTTATTGGAGAAAATGTCAAAGGTCTTGTTAACCTCCAAGACGGCATGGTCTTCGAGACTGTGTGCACTGACTTGGAAGGAGAAGGATACGAAGTCAGGGCGTTCAATATTCCAGCTGCAGGTGTCGGTGCTCCCCACAGAAGAGAAAGAATCTGGATTGTGGCTCACGCCAAATGCTACAATAAGACCGACGAGATCAGAGGAGGCAATGAAACATCGAGAGGAATACAGGAAGAGCATAGGCAGGACAACAGTTCCGCCAGGCTCACTAGCAGAACAAGTTCAATACGGCAAACCAACAACGGACATGAAGATATGGAGGACTCCCGACGCACATTGCAATCGAGGACCGAGCTCCGAGAAACGAATGAAGATGAAGTTAGAGAAGGGTATGCCAATCAGCATCAACGATCAGGTAGCCCATCCGAATCTAATGTGGCCAACGCCAACAGCGATCGATCGACCGAACGAGGGGAACGTCAGACTATTGAGAAAGAAAGTTATGGTAGGAGAGATATCGAGAGAGGAAGCAAAATCAATGATAGGCAAAGATGTGTTCGAGAAACAAGGCAAAGTGAAGGAAATGATGTGGCCGACACCGAGAGCAGCAATCGGCATGACAATGAAGCTGTCACAAGGGATGGCGGATCTTCGACACAAGAAGTATTTGGAGACGGAGGTAGCGTACCAGGAGAAAGCACCTGGTGGCACACTGAACCCGACGTGGGTCGAGTGGCTCATGGGGTACCCGGCAGGGTATACAGACTTAAAGGATTGGGAAATTCTATCGTCCCGAAAATCGCGGAAGAAATCGGCAAAGCCATCATCAAAGCAGAAAGGGAAAAATGAATAAAGGACATTCTAATCTTTTAACATCTAAATTAAATTTAAAGATGAAGTATATAAGAACACCCACTGAGATATGGGAAAATTTATCTAAAGAATTTAATTTTA